TCCTTACATAGTACCAAGCAATAACGATCATGTAACAGTATTACCTTTAGCAAACTTTAGAATTTTAATCACTAAACCTGCGTTAGATAACCAGGGCAACTTGGCTGGTATGGAAGATTACATAGTAGCCGTAGTAACAAAGTTAGCAGCGTCAGCGCTGACACTTAATATATCAAGCATTTCAGCTCCAGCAATCGTAAGCGCTCAAAGTGGCGATTTATTGGTGTCTGAAATAACAGTATCAATCCTAACGAGCTGGAGTTAATTATGAGCAAAGAAGAAGATTTAGCCTTCTTAATAAAGACAGGCCAAATAAAAGAAGTACCAAAAGAAAAAGTACAACCTAAAAAGGAAGAGGAATAACAGTGGCAATATACTTAAACAATAACGTAGGCATCAAGCTAGCGACCAACGCTGCGCCTACTACACCATCAATTGATATTAGCGACCTAGTATCTAGCGCTGTTATCAACCAAATCGTGGATGAGCTAGAGGTTACTGCGATGGGTGACACTGCTCACCGCTACGTAGCAGGTCTACAATCAGGCACATTTACAATCGACTTTATGAACGACTGGGCAACATCTGAGGTAAGCCAGACTCTTAATGAGGCATTTGGCAAGACTCTAGCTGTATCAGTAATTACAGTTAAGGGCACTACAGTTTCAGCTGCTAACCCTACCTACCAGTTCTCAATCTTAGTAAATAACCTAACACCAATTGGATCAGCTGGAGTAGCCGAAATTGCTACATCTAGCATTACATTTACTGTAAACTCTGGAATCACAGTATCGCCATCAGTGGCGTTCTAATTAAGGAGTAACAATGGCAAAGCTAAAGATTACTAGGGCTACTGGTGAAGTTACAGAACACAAGATAACACCAGGTGTCGAATACGCTTTCGAGTTGAAATATGGTGCAGGTATTAGCAAAATGCTGCGTGAGCATGAACAGCAAACCCATATCTATTGGTTAGCCTGGGAGTGCTTGCGCAGATCAGGTGCACAAGTACCTTTATTTAATGCAGAGTTTATAGACAGCTTAGAAACTGTCGAGGTATTAGACGAAGAAAAAAAATAACACAGCGGGATTCTATCCTTTACGGCATCGCTCAAATTTCCGTAGAAACTGGAATACCGCCTAGCGAGTTTATCAATATGGACTCGGAGATGTATCGGGCAATAATTCAAGTATTAACCGATAGAGCTAAGGAGATTAAAAATGCCAGCCGAGGTCGTAGGCGTTAAAGAGGTCATGAAAGGCCTTAGCTTTATCGATGAAGATCTTTACGCTCGCATCAAAACTGCTATTAGTCCATTAATGCGCCAGGTAGAAGCTACTGCTAAAGGTTATGTACCTAGTAATGCAGAGGTACTATCTGGCTGGTCTAAACCAATATCATCAAATATAGAATACCGACCATTCCCAAAGTACGATGCCAATAATGTAAAAGGTGGCATAGGTTACAAAGAAGGTCAAAACAGAAGATTCAAAAATGGTTTTCAAGTTGAGAATTACGTATACAACATTAGTGCGGCTGGTCGTATTTACGAAACCGCAGGCCGATTAAACCCACAAGGTAGAGCGCCATTTACATCTATTAATCCTGGTGGTGGCACAATGGCATTTAAGCAGGCTGGCACTGCTAGACGTAAGAGCAGATCTACAGCTAGTTACGATTCTAATAATCCATTTGCAGGATACCAGTTTGTTACATCAATGCCAGAACTTACTAAACAGCCAAAGATTAAAGATGTGAGAAGTGCTGGTCGAAAAGGATCAGGCCGATTAATTTACAAGGCTTGGGCTAAAGATAGTCCTAGAATCTATGATGCTATTTTAGATGCAATTAAATCAGGTGCTGATTATTTCAATGATAAAACAGAATTAAAGAAGGTGGCATAGTGGCCAATGTAGTCGTATCCGCACTCGCTACCTGGAATGGTAAGGCGCTAAAAAAAGCCCAGCAAGATGTAAACGTATTTGAAAAGCGTGTAAAGAGTTTTGCACGTACCTTTGGCGTTGCCTTTAGTGGCGCCGCATTAGTAGCATTTGGTAAAAAGGCAGTTAAAGTATTTGCCGAAGATGAGGCCGCAGCCAAATCATTACAATTGCAATTAGAAAATACTGGCAACGCATTTAGAGTTACAGAGGTAGAAGATTACATAAAGGGTCTGGAAAAAACATACGCAATACTTACAGACTTACGCAAACCATTTCAAACATTCTTAAACCTTACTAGATCAGTTGCGTTATCACAGCGCACACTAGAAGCTGCATTAAATGTAAGCGCTGGTACTGGTGCAAGTTTAGATTCTGTGGTAGGAGCTTTAGCCGCAGGTATTAGAGGTAAAACTAAAGCAATTGAAGGATTAAACACTGGTATAGATGCAAACATAATTAAAACAGGCGACATGAATAAGATTATGGCTGCACTTGAAGAAAGATTCAAAGGCCAGGCGGCTGCTAGATTAGATACTTATGCAGGCAAAATGGATGTCCTTAAAAAAGGCGCAGATGAAGCTACTAAATCTATTGGTAGAGGCTTAGTAGATGCATTAGAGATTCTAAGCGAAGACAGTTCAGTTGCTACTCTTGCCACAGATTTTGAAAACTTAGGCGACAATATAGCTTATGCTATTCGAGAAATAGCCAAATTAACTAAAGGGTTTACTGATCTAGTAAGTAATCCTACATTTAAGGCTGGTTTATTAGCCATCGCTATTGCTAGTAAAAGCCCTAAAGCTGTGGCGGCTGCCTTTACTATTGTTGGCGGAAGTGCAGTGCTTGGCGCTGCTACAAGTGCTAGAAAATTAAGCCCAGAAGAAAACAGTGCATTAGCCAAAGCACGTATTCTTAATAGAAGATTAGAAGAAAGAATAATTAAACTTAGTACTGGTGTACGTAAACAAGAATACGACATATTAAAGAAAAAAACTGAATTAGATAAATTAAAAGAAAAGTTTGATTTAGAGTTAATTGGTTTACAGAAAGCACGTAACGAAGCCACTACAGATGAAGTTAAATCAAGACTAGATGGCTTAATTGCTATTGCTAAAAACGATGAGGCTTTAGCTAAGAAAGCCAATGCAGAACTAGATGCTGCCGAAGCTGCTCAAGAATTTGCTAAAAACTTTAGTATAGCCCTAGAAGCTGTTAAATCTATGACTACTAAAATTAATGATTTTATTAAAAGTCAGGTCACAAGTTTTGATGATGCTCTAGAATCTGTAAGATTATTAAATGCTCGTATAGCTGCCATGATTGCTAAGTTAGCCACAGGTACAACTACTACAACTGGCGGGGGTGGCGCTACCTATGATTATGCATTAGCGGAAGTTAAAAAGAAGAATGAAGAAATTAAAGCCTTTGAATATAACTTAGGTCTAGAATCCGTGCAAGGATTAAACCAAGATATTGCACAATTTTTGGCTAGAAATGCTAGTACCCAAAGCCCTACAGAAATCCGAGTTACAGTAGATGCTAATAGCGACAGATTAAGCCAAGCTATTGCCGAAAGTATTCAAGTAGCAAACAGATCGGGATATAGCACAGTACCAGCTGGATTTATAGTATGACATTACCAGTAATAAATGCTTTCATAAATTTTTCGACTGGCCCTAGTTTTGCCCAGGCTCTTATCTTAGGACAAGGCCAATTAGATGTAAACATATTGTCAGATTCTGTAGCTGTAATTGTAGATGTATCTAATCGAGTAAATCGAATTGAAACCAATAGAGGTCGTACTGCACTTAGCGATCAATTTCAAACTGGTTCAATGACTTTGCGCATTATAGATCAAAATGGCGATTTTAATCCACAGAATGTATCAGGGCCTTATTACAATTTATTAACACCTATGAAGAAGGTGCAAATTACTGCTACCTATGGTGCTACTACTTATCCTATATTTTCAGGATTTATTACAAGTTATGTTACAACTTACCCAGATGAATCAGAAGCAGATTTAGCCATGACTACTATTCAAGCCGTAGATGCTTTTAGATTAGCTCAATTAGCACAGATAAGCACAGTTACTGGCGCTACCGCAGGGCAATTATCTGGCACTAGAGTTAATAAGATATTAGATGAAATTGACTGGCCAGCATCACAGCGTGATATAGATGCAGGTCTTACTACATTACAGGCAGATCCTGGTACTAACCGCACAGCATTACAAGCTTTGTTTATAGCATCAGAATCTGAATATGGTGCTATCTATGTTGATGCCGACAATAATTTTGTATTTCAAGATCGAGGCGTTACGGCTGGATCTATTGGTGGCACACCTACAGTCTTTGCAGATGATGGATCAGGCATAGATTACTTTGATGCTACTTGGATATTAAACGATGTACTGGTATTTAATAAAGCCACTATTACTAGAGCTGGTGGCAGCCCACAGGTAGCCCTAAACCAAGCCAGCATAGATAAGTACTTTCTTCACAGCTATTTCTTAGACAATCTTTTAATGGAATCAGATGCCGTAGCGTTAGATTATGCCCAAGCCTATGTGGCTAGTAGGCAAGAAACCTCTATACGAGTAGATGCCATAGTCCTAGATCTATATACCGATAATTACAATTCAGGTATATTGGCAGCTTTAGATTTAGATTTTTTTGATCCAATTACAGTCAAGACTACCCAGCCTGGTGGATCACTTTTAGAGAAGACTTTACAAATTTTTGGGGTGCGAATGATGATGACCCCAAATAGTTGGAAAACCACATTCACGACACTAGAGCCCGTTATAGATGCATTTATCCTAAATAGTAGCATTTATGGCACTTTAGACTATAATGTCCTAAGTTACTAAGGAGTAGAAATGGCAGCAGGTTTAGGGTTTAAGGATTTTGTTACAGGCGAGGTATTGACCGCAGCCGATGTAGATGGCTATTTAATGCAAGGCGTGTGGGTGTTTGCCAGTGCCGCAGCTAGAGATGCAGCCGTTACATCACCACAAGAAGGTAACTTTGCTTATCTTAAAGATACAAACGTTACAACTTATTACACTGGATCTGCTTGGACTAATTTAGATA